CTCAGCAGTTGCAACAGATGAATCGTGTCCCGCAACAATCATACCATAATTAGTAGTAGAGTTCGTACCTGTGAAGGACGGACCTGTACCAACTGTTGGCAAGTTGTTAGACTGATATACACGGAAACCATGAATGTTCATTCCAACTTGACCATTCTGAAGACCAGAACCACCAAAGTCAGCATTGAACAGACGAGAATCTTCGTCTTTCAAAAGCTCCATGAATACTGGATCGACTACCAACCAACGACCTTGTGTATCGACGTTTTGCTGGTCAAGAAGACGAGACATACGTGCGATAACTGTCAGTGGGAAAGTATCACCAGCGGCAGGTGTAGCGTCTGTAGCTCCACCAGTACGTGCGGCAAGAGCAAGTGCTTGACCAGCAGTACCACCAAAGTTGCCAGCAGTAATTTTCATAGATGACAACAGTTCGTCAGTACCTGCAGTTGAAACTGCAACTGAACCGTTAGTAGTAGTGTTAACAGTATCAGGTGAGCCGTGAGTTGCAGACTGTTTGAAGCCTGTCAGATAGCCAAGAACATCTTGGTCAAACTGGTCAGCTAAACGATAAGCAGCACGATCCGAAGCAAGGCTTTGGAAATTGACGTGGCTGTGGGCCTCCTCGATATCATCGACTTTAAAAGCAAAATAGTTAGCTTTATCAATGGTTAACGAGAAATCTTCATCGTCCAAGTCTTGTGGCGTAATAGTTGTACCACGAGTGTATGCTTGTACAGTGATCTCAGGTTCTTTAATAATTTTTACTGAGTCACCCATATTGGCGATTTCGCCAAAATAATCTGAGTTCGTAATAGCTTCACTTATAGATGCTTTGCGGAATGCAAGTTGCACCTGTTTGCTATAAATAACTGGTGAGAAATTACCGTTTGGTAAGTTGCCATAACCAGCAGCGGTTCCGAATGCCATATTAATTCTCCTAGCATTAGATACAGATGCAAACGACTAATGACTTATACAGAGGCTAATTACTACTAGGGTGCGTTTACAAGAAAGTTGGCCTACCTTCTAGTATAACGGGCCATGAGACATTAGGTTGTCCGAAAGCGTTATTGTTGTTTGCGTGGAAGTTTAATTAGTGGTAGTGCGGGTAGTCCATATAGGGGCCGCACTACTACATTGTATATACAGTTATATCATAGATATTTTTGTATGTCAATAGGTTTATCTAGCATTACCAGACATATCGTAAATAAACTTACCAGTACGGATTGATTCCATGATTGCATCGGAAGCTTTCTCATACTGCTGCGCTGACATCTTATTTACTTGTGACTCTTTAAAAGTACCAGAGGTATCAGATGTATCGGGCGCACTACGGTTATTACGACTATTCACTGAACGTGCAGCGTCTTTAGGACTTGCACTCTTCTTTGTTTTAATACCCATATCAGCTTTGTACAAATCAATTGCACGTGATGCGGAACGGGAATCATTATCATTTTCATACAGTGCGTCCTGTATCCACTTAGGCTGTTCGTCTGCCCACTCATGGAACTGATCACTGTCACGTATTTCACCAAAGTCTGGGTGAGCTTTCATCAATTCAGATTCAGCTTTCTCACGAGATGCATTAGCTCGCATTTCGTCAATCTCTTTTACACGATCCTCAAGACCTGCAGATTGCTCACGTGCTTTTTTAATTGCAATAGTTTCTACAATAGCGGCTACGTCAGGATACTGCTTTGCCCAAGCATCTATGTCTTCATCGGACTTAGGTAATTTAATTTCTTGTTTAGTAGATTGCTCAAGTTGAGTTTGAAGTTTTTTAAACTTGTCATCCCAATCTTTTTCTTTATCTTGCATGTGGCGGCGAAGATCACCGTAACGTTTCTTAAAACTTTTATCTTCTGCATTTACTGGTTCGTCTTCTTTTTCAGGAGCTTCGCCACCTTGTTCTGCAATAAGTTGTTCTAGTTCTTCTTCTTCAACTTTACGTTTGTCTTCGTTAGAATATTTACGATTAGCAAATGCTACCTTAGTTGGAGCTTGCATTTCTTCTGCCATAATAGTATCGTTCATTTTAGTTCTCTCTTACTGGGGCCACCGTAGCCTAGTGTGCTGTCAGGGGGATGAGTAGCCAGTCAAATATAGCGGATTACTTACGTGCCGCTAAGCCACGCTTCTTGGTTGTTGCTTTTGTTTTCTTTTTACTTTTAGGTTTTGTTAGTAGGCCACCTTTATATGCATTAGTATCTGAATCACCTGAGTAATTAGTAATACCTAGTGCGTCACCAATAGCACCAAAAGCATCACCTATCGCTCCAAAGTTTCCAACATTATCTGCGCCACCGCCACTGAACAACGACCCTTCGTCTGAGTTATCGTTGTTATCGTTGTTATCATTATCACTCCCAACCCATGTGCGAGTAATTGCATTTGTACCGGGATTTACAACTTGCTGCCAGTTTCCATCATTGCTAACTTCGCCCAAGATGGGTGTATCGCTAGTGTTAACATTAAGGCCACCATTGCTATTTTTTAAATCGTCTATAGCGTTTTTAGCACTAGTATTTTTCTTTTTTACAGTAGTTTTTCCAGAACCCGTATTTACAATTTTTCCACCTTGGTATTCTTTATCGTCTCCCGGTGTAATCAAATTTACAAAGGATTGATACAAAGAGTTTGAACCTGCTGGTGAAGCTTCCTCTACAGTTTCTGTAGTGTAGCTTTCCATTGTACCATCACCATCTCTGTCGTAACTAAAAGTTTTAGCTCCAGCCAAACGTTCCGTGGCAAACTTTTCATTGAATGTTGGTGCTGCAGAAGTAACTTTAGGAGTTGTACTATACTGAAAGTCCTCTGGAGACTTAGAAACACTACTAGGCGTAAACGCTTGATCTGTTTGTTCTGCAGAAGTAACTGTAGGAGTTGTACTATATTGAAAGTCCTCTGGAGACTTAGCAACACTACTAGGCGTAAACGCTTGCTTTGTTTGTTCTGCTACACTTGCGGCAGGAAGACCCGTATTAGAAATAGAAAGGCGTGGGTCTACAGGAAAAGTAGATGCAACAGGTGCAGTAACAACAGGTGTAGGAGTAACATCGTCAGATATAGCAACTTGTTCCCTATACGCAGGAACGCCTATTTCTTTTATTATATTAGTGCCTTCTGCTACACGGTTTCTACCTGCATCGTCTAGTATAGCTAGCCCCTCTGCCAGTATTTGTTCATCTGATTTTTTCTTTACAGGTTGTTCTGTAGAGTATCCTAAATCCTGCGCTTGTAGTTCAGAAATAGGCGTGTTATAAATAAGGGACCTAGACTCTTCTCCTGCTCTTTGTATAAACTTTGGTACATTTGTTATTGACATAAGGGGCTTCGTTGAAGGTGCTTGATAATTTTCAAGAGGCTCTAGTGGTGGTGCAACAGGTGCAGTAAAGCGTGTCTTTGGTACACTCGCACCAAAGTCTTCACGAGTCGTACCTAATGCGGAATTAGTTTGTGTAGCAACGGGTACGGGAAATGTATTACTGGTAGATGCAAGCATATCATTGCCCGGTAATAGAGAGCCATACGGCCCTTCTGCAGTTTGTGCAATAATTCTTGGTGGATCAACATTTTGTAAGTTAGGGTTATCCTGTATGGGAGTTGCGGTTGCCATAGTTTTTGGTGGATCAACTTGTTGTGCGGTAGGAAGACCTGTACTATATTGAAAGTCCTCTGGAGACTTAGCAACACTACTAGGCGTAAACGCTTGGGTTGTTTGTTCGTCAACGACATTAGCTTTTTTCTTAGCCTCTTCTACATTTTCTGCATTTAGGCCCAATGCTCCACCAACAGTTTCTAACACTTTACCAAAAAGAGTAGAAGATTTAGTAGTCAAGCTTTCTACTTTTTTGTTTAGTGCAGCTAACTCCGAAGATGACAATCCACCTTTAGCAATACGAGCCTGCGCTGCTTTTGCTGCTCTTTTATCTCTATTGCGCATTAGTCCGTAGCCAAAAAGACCGGGTAGTCCTAGAAATACCATAGCACCTTTTGCAATCGTATCACTAACTCCCGTAATTTTATCTAGTTCATCTAATAATTCCTTTGTAGATAAATTTTCCCAATTAATAGCGGTAGACGGATTACTTGCGGTAGAAGAATAACCAGCATTATAAGGTTCATCGGCAAGAGCTTTTTCTGCAGCAGCCCTTTCTGCAGCAGCATTATTTGCATCTGCTACAATATCATCTGTAGCCGTGTCTCCATTTCCTATAGAGTCATCTGCAACGTACAACGTATATCCTTCAGGAATTGGAAAT